AAAAAATAACATGACATTACTAAGGACTAAAATTATGTATGACAACAAAGATCAAGAGATGAAGATAGTATTGGACGAAATATTCCAAACCAATTGTCCAGAATTGGATATTGGGAAAAGGGCAGGTTGGACTTCGTACATAGATTTTATCAATCCGGATGAGTTAGCAGATGCTCATGTTATGAAAGGAAAAGATGTCACGGGTAGGAATTTTATTGTTTTCAAATCTGAAGTGCAAACTAGCAAAAAAAAAATCCGTTTATTTACTATTTTTTTTCAAAGGTGGTACGATTCAGAAGTAGTATATCACTCTGCTGGACATTACGGAACACATATGTTTTTGACAACTGGAGGGGCGTGCTTAATGCAAATAGAATTGTTACGTGATTTGTTAGTAAATGGAACTGTTAATTTGACAGTAGAAAAAATGGAACAATGTCGTATTGGATACAGAGATTTCATCGAATTAGAAAAGATAGATTCAAACTCTGTTGACACCATTGTACTAGGATGGTCGGATTAGCACACCGATAATAACATTATAAAAATATTATAAGTATAATATTTTTATTACATATAATAAATGTCTTGCGCAATCAGTTGTTTTATTTCTGCGGTTTTCTTAATTGCAATGATTTATTTTAACATATCAACGTTAAATAGTGAAGTTGTGAACAAATACAAGGATTCTTTGTCACCAGATTTACAAGTTGTATACGACAAGATTGCCAAAGAGCGTTTATCCATAAGTATGTGTGGATACTCTCTTGGGTTAGTTCTTTCTATTATAATAATATTTTACAATACGAGGCTTAAAAGAAATCGTTTGGATGCTAAATCTCTTGTTTGTATAGTTATTACAACTAGTTTCTTAACCAATTATTTTTATTATACTCTTTCTCCAAAATCGGATTGGATGTTGAATCATTTAAAAACTCCTGAAGATAATACAGCTTGGTTGGAGATGTATCGCGAAATGAAATACAACTATCACTTAGGATTTGTTTTTGGAATTATTGCTGTTGGAATGTTAGCATTTGCATTCAGATGTTAATAATATTTGCAACTTTTGAGAAACTTATGTCGGTCCGAGAATAGCAGCAAAAATTCAAAATTTTTTAGATTGTCCTCGATTTAAATGTGTAATAAATATAAATCAACTTCTTTTACAAGAGCTTTATTACTTAAAACTGAGGTTACAGGAAATAATTTCCTAATACATTATTCTTAATTCCTTTTAATGCAGTAGGAATAACTACATTTGTAATATAGTCATAAAAACTAAGTTCTTCCTTATCACTTTTAACTTTTAACTTTTTTCATTTATTAATTTATTATTTAAAATTTTTAGTTGAACAAAATAGGATTTATGCTTCAATTATTTAAACATCTATCAGATGACAACAAATTGATTGTAAATACTTTAGATCCATCGTCTTTAATTAAAACACTTAACTACATAGGAGGAGGGGCACATGGTAAAGTATATAAAATATATAATATGCTTGATGATCAAGTATATAGTTTAAAAAAAATAGATTTAATAGATGAAATATCTGAAATATCATCTGGTGATCTATTTTCATCCTTAAAAGATAATACTCAATTGCTTTTAAGAGAAATTAGAGTTCTTGCAAAACTTGATCATCCAAATATTCTTAGATATAATACTTCGTGGATTGAATTTGATAAAAAGAGACCAATATTATGTATTCAAACTAAATTATACGAACATACACTTACTGATGTAATATTTAATGAGAATCTAAATAAAGAAAATGTTTGGAAAAATATTGTGAATGCTATAAAATATTTACATTCAAAAGATATTATGCATAGAGATCTTAAAACTGATAATATATTTGTTGATAATAATATGCAAGATGCATATGTTGGTGATTTTGGTTTAGCAAAGTATTATGATAATACTGATAACAGCAGTATTATGTCTGATTTATATATGGGTTCAGAACTTTATTTAGCTCCGGAAGCAAAATCTAAAAAACCTGTTTATACTTTTGCATCTGATATTTATAGTCTAGGTGTTATTTATCTTCAGATATTTAGTGAATGCAAATCATTAATGGAATTTATTTTCATGTTTAAAATGGGTATAGATAAATTTAAAGTACCAGATAATATTAAATTAATGTTATCAGATGAACCATTAAAAAGACCTAACATAAATGATCTAATCTAATTACTCAAAATGCCTGTATAAAAATTTTTAAATAATTAAGTATAATAAAATAAAATGCATCTTCAAACTGGAGATCTTTTATTATTTACTCAAAAAAAATCTATGACAGAATGGTGGTTAATAGATAAAGCAATTGAGTATTTTACTAATTCTCCTTATGTACATGTTGGCTTAGTAGTTGTCGATCCTCCGTTTTTAGTTTCTAGTGGAACATACTTGTGGGAGTGTGGTTACGAGTCTTGTGTAAATCCGGAAACAGGAAAACAAAATATTGGTGTTAGACTCACACCAATTTCTGTTGTTCTTTCTAACGAACAAACTATCTATATAAGAAAATGCAAATCATACATACCAGACAAAATTTTACAAAAAATTCATTCCGACGTTTTTTTAAAGCCATATGATATGTGTCTTTCTGATTGGCTTCTTGCAACACTTAGAATAGATGTCAAAAAACAAAAAACGGATAGATTTTGGTGTTCTGCTTTTGTAGGATATATTTTTACACAATTAGGATGGCTTGATGAGAATACAGATTGGAGTATTATAAGGCCGTGTGATCTTTCTTCTTCATCTACATACCTTTCTTGGAATTCTAAAATCTACTCGGAAGATAAAAAATATAAACAATTTGCATTACCTCCTCCCATTTCTTCTTTAAAGTTAAAACTAGAAGCTTTAGGGATAGAATATAAACAAAAATCAGATTCCGAAATACAAATTCAACTTAATCAAGGATTTATATACATTAAAATTTCAGAATTTATATTTGAAATTAGTGTAATTGATACTGTCAAAACATATCCAATTATGACTTTTACAAAGCAAAAATCTGTCATAAAATATATTCTTGATGTTCAAGAGTCAAATACGGTATAAATTCAAATTATTAAATTTTATATATATTATATAAAATGAATATTCCAGATACGCATTATGTTCGTTTAATATTTAGAATTGATCCATATGTAACTAAACCATATATAGATATCTGGGGCGCATTAAAAAAAGAATGTGAATATAATAATGCAAATGAAGAAATTGTTAAAGAATGGTTATTTATGTGTAAAACAGAAATAGTCTGTAATTTGCCATATTTAGATTGTTCAGAAGGTGGAATTGGCACTAATAATACTAAACAAATTCGATTTAGACCATTTTATAGTGATATATCTGGATTTAACGATAATTATATTATATTTGATGTTCAGAATGGTGATAAAGAAAAATGGTTATTAGAAGAATTAGATGATTTAATTTATGGTTTTGTTAAATATTCAAGTGAATATGTTATGAAAGATTGTATAGAAGGTGCTATTGAATTTAGAAATAAAAATAATTTTGATGATAATTATTCATAAATTTTGCTAATTATAATTTCTGTGGAACACTCAATTTGACAAATACTCTTGCAGTCATTTTTAATGATGTTTTTGAACATTTCCCCATTTTTTAACATAATATTCCATAAATATGGATAAACAACCTGATATTTGTTTAATAGGTGGCAATTTTGTATATTTTGAATCCCATTTTTTCAATACTTCCATATTACTGTGATGATTTCTTTGAAATTTATTTTTGTTTGCATAACCAGTATATAATGGTTTTTGAGTCTTTTGATAAAAACGAAAGAAATCCCCATATAGTAAACAAAACTCTTCAAACTCTAATCCATATTCAGCTCTTTGTTTGAACTCCATTTTTTGTTTTTCAAATTCTTGCTCATCCGCTTTTTTCTCTTCTTCAATTCTTCTGTGTTTTTCAGCTCTTTGTTCATCTGCGCATTGTCTTTCTTTAATTTTTTGTGGTGTCTGTTCAGAAAGATAATCAGAACATAATCTTCTTATTTCATTCCAACTAGGACCTATATGTTTAATATCTTTATATTTTTCTACAAATTTAGTTGTTATTGATCTCATTTGCATATTTGGAATAAGAATATCTGAAACTTGTTTTATTAATGTAAATGGACATTTCAAACTTTCTCCAGGGTGTTGTTCTTTTTGTCTTTCAAATTCGGAATTTATTATATTTCTTTCATATGTTTTTCCAGAAGTAAGAACAACCGGATCTACCATAAAAGAATATGATATTGGACATAACAACTCGTCAACTAGAGCATCTGCTATTTCTGCTTCTTCCGGATTTTCGTTTTGTTCTAGTTGTTCAAGAATATTCTTCTCATTTTCTAATAATTCAAAAAGAGACTTTACAATTTGTCTTTGCTCAGAAAGAGTCTTTTTCTGATCACGAGTTGATGAATGCCATTGACACTTACTTGGTTCGACAATAGACATAGTTATTTATTATAAATAATTATTTATTTATAATTTGTGTACTTGATTGTAGTAAAAGTTTATAGTTTGCAAACTCAAATAATTTTTAAGGAAACTTTAATTTAGAATACTTTTTTCTTAATACAGTTAATCCATTACACACAGGTATTGTAGCAAACTCCCAAAAGTTTTTATTCATTTCAGCAACAGCCCTGTAAGGTCCTCCATTAGCCCACTGTCCTTCTCTAACGTCCATATCACTATGATAATGAGGTTCAAAATTAGCATACATGAGATCATGAAGTAATATAATAGTTGAAGAGCCTACTTGAAAATCCAACAATTCTAACTCAGCTTTTACATGATCATAAGAATGCCAATCATCTATAAAAATTAGATCCCATGGTTTTTCTATATTAGAGCAATCTTTTAAGAAAGATAAGGCGTCTTGTTTCTTAAATGTCCATATATTTTGTAAATGTTCAGGACACTTAAATTCTGTATTATTTATATCGACAGAAATAACAGTACCACCTGTTTTTTCAGCTCCCAATAACAAAGGTAGAGTTGTCGAACCGGTTCTTACACCAAGTTCAAGTATTCTCTTAGCCTTCAACTGCAAAACAATAGAAAACATAGTGCTCAAGTGTTGATCCGAATCACCAGTTCCAGATAAAGTTGTTTGTATAATATCAGACAATAATTGAGATGATAAATCCATTTTAGGTATCAATTTATCATTTATTTTATCAAAGATTAACTTTAAGCCTTCATCTATACTGATTTTAGGCTTCCAATACTTATCAAAAAACTTATTTGGTTCTCTTAATTTTTCAATTATTTTTACTTTTCCTGGAACAACATATACATTCTTGATAATATCAGCAATCTTTACAGCAATATCCTTTATTGTAATCCATTCACCAGAAGATAAATCAATTGTCTCTCCTTTCAAAGAGTCATAATTTTCAAAAATAATAAATAAAGCTTCTGCTAAATCACTATCATAAACAAACTGCTTTTTCTCTTGTCCATCTGTCAACATATTAATTGTACCAGTGCGTATTGCCATATCAAAAAAATCCGGAATAACGTGAGACCTAATATTTATTAATGATTCGTACCCATATATATTCCACATTCTGACGTTTATTCCCTTATACATTTCTGTATAAATTTCACCAACTTTTTTACTTATTCCATACTTATTGTCTATCAAATTAGACATATGGGATGACAAAAAAATAAAAGATTTATCAGTCATAAATGGAAATACATTCATCATAATCTGAAGATTATTAGTAAAAATATTAATATCAACACTCTCTATAAATTTAGAACCTCCTATATCATATGCGGCAAACAATATATAATCAGACTTTTTAACATACTGTTGAAATCTACTTAAATTATTTGGATTTCTTAAATCAAAATCTGCACTAATTTTTATATCCCATTCCAAAATTGATTTATTTTTTGAATGAAGATAATTGCAAAAAGCTTTACCAACTAAACCAGATGATCCTATCACTAAATATGACATATTTATATTATTTTAAATAACTTTTAAATAACAAATCAAATTAAGGATACTGGTTTTGGTTCACAATATAAAATAAATTTTGAAACTGTGTGCAAAAAGTTTGAATGAGATATCAACATAGAGTTACATGAATAATATTAAAATTATACCTATCAATTTGCTATATGTATTTTATGATGTGTTATTTCATATTTAAAGAATATTTTAATATATATAAATGTATTTTTCTTTAAAAGAACATATAGAAAATAGTGGTTTACAAATTGACTCTAAAGGAAAAATTATAATACCTTCTTGGGTAAAACATATTAAAATAGACATAGGTTTATCTTTTGATGCACCGCATTCTCAAAATTGGTTAGATGAAGATGAAAGTGTACTAGTAATTGGTTTTGAACCAAATCAAGAATGGTTCAAATGGATTACAACTCCAACAGAAGAAAGAGATAATACTTTTAAAGACTATCATACTTATACTAAACAAATAGAATATTCATATGTTGGAAAAAGATTTTTTGTTATTCCTGTAGCATTATCAGATGTAATATCTCCAAGTAAAATGCCGTTATACATACCAAATGCATCAGCTGGATGTGGCTCTTTATTACAAGATAGAACTCTTGGTGGTACTATTTGTACATATGATGTACAAGTATTTAGCTTAAGCGACTTTTTGGATTTTTTACCTCTTGATACACATACTGTAAATTATATCGATTATATAAAAATTGATGTACAAGGTCTCGATATTAATGTTCTGAAAAGTGCTAAAAATTATTTATCTGATCATGTTGTATATGTTACCGCAGAACCAGAATCACAACAATATTATGGTGCAGAAAATAATACGACATCTTCAATAGTTGAATATATGTTGAGTATAGGTTTTGTACAAATAAACCATCCAAATACAATAGACCCAACTTTTTTAAATACAAAATTTCAAGATAAAAAAGATACTTACATATGGCAATATTATTAGAAACTTTACAACAAATATTGTAATATTTGCTTGCTAAACAGAAAAATCTTCTGTGTTATTAATAACTCACATTAGAGAATTTAGATTTAAAAATATCTAATATATTACAACGAGGCGTAGGTGCTAACTTTACTCTACTCCTCTGGAGGAAGACCTCTTGAATCAATAAAAGCACGAGTCATGACACAATTTCTGGAGTATCAAGAAAATAAATGATTTAAAGTTTTTTTCCCAGTAAATATAAATGATTTATATTTATGGAGATAGTCATGCAAACGCTGGGTTTTCTGAATTATCTCTTCCTAACAAAAATTATTGGGCTAGTTCTATAACAATGTTTCGTATTGGAAGAGATAATCATATTATTAATTACAATCAAGACGAAGTAAAAAGTGAAGATATTGTATGTTTAGTATATGGTGAAGTAGATTGTAGATGTCATGTTCAAAAACAAATTAATTTAGGTGGAAATGAAGACAATATAATTTTTGAATTAGTAGATAATTATTTTAAAACTATTAAAAATAATATAAAATCTTATAAAAAAATTATAGTGGTTAGTGTTATTCCACCGGCTACTCAGAGCCTTTTTGAAGAATTATATGGTCCAATAAAACATGATTTTCCGTTTGTAGGTTCTGACGAAAACAGAGTTCGTTTTAGAACAAAAATTAATGCATTAAAGGAAAAATTATGTCTAGAGTATGGTTATATTTATTTCAATCCATATGATTTCTGTACAAATCCAAATGGTACATTAGATAATTCATCAAATGGAGATGTACATATTATACAAGAATATGCAAAAAAGGTAACAAACTCGTTATCTGATCTAATATCAAGTTTGAGTTGACAAAAGTTATACTGATTAAATAAAAGTATTTTTTTATGATCTTTTTAAAAACAATATAAAGTTATATTGTTTTTTCTAAGAATTTTTGATATACGGAACAACACCTTTTTTAACCTAGTATTAATCTAATCTAAAATAATTAAACTAATATAAAATATGTTTACAAATCCAATTACTGATGACGGTTTTGGATCACAATATCAAAACCTTATTTTCAGTATTATATATTCATCAATAAATAATACTGAATTTATTTACTCTAAACTAAATTTTGAAACCGTCTACGAAGATGATGCAAAAAGTTTGCGTGAGATAATTAATGTAGAAAATACTTTTAGGAATTTATCTGATCTTTCAGATGAAGAAAAAAATAAAGTTCAAATATTAAACCAAAATAATACATATTCTTTTTTTCAAAATAATATTGATTATTGTCTCAAATCAGATGCAATGAAATTAATAAGGAATTTATACACAGAAAAAAATCCTAATCAATATAACAAATGTTATACTAATGTTGCTATACATATAAGACGGTGTAGTCTTCATAAAAATATTGATATAGAGTCACATATGAATAATATTAATGTTAAAATTATACCTATCAATTTACTACCATCTGTATCTCAAAGATATTTATCAGATACATATTATCTGAATATTATTGAAGAAATAAAATTAAATCACGTGGGAAAACCTCTTAAATTTTATATTTTTTCAGAAGGAAAAGATGAAGATTTTTTTAACTTTAATGACAAATCTATTGAACTACGAATAAATGAAAGTATTGAAAATACATTTTCTGGTTTAGTTCACGCAGATATCCTACTAACTTCGGCAAGTTCTTTTAGTTATGTAGCCGCATTGATTTCAACAAATACTATATATGCAAAAACTTTTTGGCATACACATGCTTCTCATTGGTTGAGTAGATAATATTTTATTAAAATACATTTTTGACTTAATTTGTTCACATCTTATTCCAGACAAGTTTCAATTTATAGAAATATTATTTATAAATATTATTTATAAAGAATGAATTATTATTAAGTAAATGAACATAATAATACCTCTTTGTGGAAAAGGAGAACGTTTTTTACCAGAAAATAAACCTTTTGTAAAAATTTTAGGCAAAACAATACTTTCGCATGTTATAGATTCGTTATTTAATAATAAAATATATATAATTGTAAATGATCGTACATATAACAAAGAGTTAGAATCATATGGTACTATTGTAAATATTCAAAAAGAGACCATTGGTGCAGCAGAAACAGTTTATGAAAGTATTAAAAAAATTAAATTAACAGGATCGTTCTTAATAGTTGATGGTGATAATTTTTATACTGAAAATATTATAGAAAAGATCTCTGAAACACCAAATATAAATCAAGTTATTTGTTTTGAAAATAAATGTTCAGATCCAATATTTTCTTATATAAAATTTAACGAAGAAAATATTATAAGCGAAATTAAGGAAAAACAACGTATAAGTAATTATGCAAATACCGGTGCTTATTATTTTACTGACGTAGAAAGATTTATGACTGCTTCTTTAAAAGTACTATCTACACAAAAATATAATTTTAAAAATGAAACATATATATCTTCCATTATTTCTTATATGTTAGAGTGTAGCGATATGTGGAAAGCAACAATAATTTCAGGTTATTATTCTCTTGGTACACCTCGTCAAGTCAAAGAATATAAAGATAGAACATTTTGTTTTCTTTTTGATCTAGATGGAACACTTGTGCATACAGATAAAGTTTATTATAAAGTATGGGAGAAAATATTGAAAAATTATAATATACAATTATCAGATGATATTTATAAAAAGTTCATATATTCAAATACTGATAATTATGTAAAAAATACTTTATTAAAAAATATTGATATTTCTATTGAAAATATAATGGAAAAGAAAGATACATATTTTAAAGAATTTTCTTTGGATATAGAACTTGTTAATGGTGCTATAGAATTTGTAAATAGAATAAAATTTTTAGGGCATAAAATTTGTATAGTCACTAATTCAAATAGGGAAACAGCTGAATTTGTAATTCGTTTTATTGGTATTAATGATATTATTGATTATTTAGTAATTGGATCTGAATGTGAAAGAGCAAAACCATATCCGGATCCTTATTTGAAAGCGATGAAATATTTTGACGTCTGTTCAGAAAAATGTTTTATTTTTGAAGATTCGCATAACGGTATTTTAAGCGCAAAAACAAGTAATCCAAAATGTATTGTTGGTATTGGAGAAAATAATACGGAATTGATAGCTTGTGGAGCTGATTTAGTGTATAAAGATTACTCAATAATTAGTATTAATGATATTTATGATCTTAAAAGAGATAATACATCTATATATAAAAAGTATATAAAAAAGAGTATAGAAAAATATCATACAGGAATAAATAGTATTCATATAAATCCAATTAAATTAAAAGGTGGATTTATAGCTGATGTATATCCAGTAGAATTTACATATAATGATCAAGTTCACAGTGCTATTTTTAAAGTTGAAAATAATAATGAAACTATTTTAAATAAAATATCACATGAACTTGATCTCTATAATAGAGAAAATTATTTTTACGAAAGTATATCAGCTCATATTCCAATATGTACACCAAAGTTTTACGGTCTAATAAGAGATGATAATTATAAAGTTATTGGTATATTAATAGAAGATTTAAGAAAGGAAGGGTTTTATCTTGATTTGGATTTAAATAAAGAACAAGTTAATGTATCTTTGTCTATAATAGATCATATGGCTAAAATGCATGCTTCATGTTGGGGTAAAGAAATTAACAACCAATTTATACAATTAAAGAAAAATAATGACAAGTGTTTTCAACCTAAATTGGAAAATTTTATACAAGGACGTATAAAAAAATTTATACAAAAATGGGAACATATGTTGGATATAAAGAGTGTAAAATTTTTTGAAAATATAGCCTTGAATTTTAATAATATTCAAAATGAATTGAGTGAAGAACCATTGACTTTTATTCATGGAGACATTAAGTCTCCAAATATATTTTTTCAAAAAGACAAGCAGATACCTTATTTTATTGACTGGCAGTATATATCTTATGGAAAAGGTGTGCAAGACCTAGTGTTTTTTATGATAGAAAGTTTTACAAAAGAGACAATTTCTAATTACTTTAGTTTATTCAAGGAATATTATTATATAAAATTATGTGAGTACGGAGTTAATAATTATGACAAAAAATCATATAATAAGGATTTTAATAACGCTGCGTATTATTTTCCTTTTTTTGTGGCAATATGGTTTGGTACAACACCCTCAGAAGATTTAATTGATATCAATTTTCCATATTTTTTTATTGATAGATTAATCTCATTTTATAATTATTTAGATATATAATTTTACTTACTAATATAAGTAAAATTTAACACAATAAGTTTTTCACACTTTCAAATGTATAAAAAGATTCTTGTATAGTATGAACTTTATTATTTAATTCAATAATAGTCTGTAACATTCTCATTTCTGTATATACAAGTATTTGGTAGAGAACGCACCCACCAATACAGATAATATTCGCATTTAATGAAATTAAACTATTTATGAGATAAGGTGATCCATCTGTTACAATAATATTTTTTGCTCTCAGAATAAAATTAATTTGGTCTTTAATGTCAGTTATATCATCTGTATGCAATACGTAACAATTATTCATTAATAAAATAGCATCTTCAAGTTGTTTAGTATTATGAATTCTATTATTACCAATGAAATTTTCTTTTGTTTGTCTTGGTAAAAATAAAATGTCAATATCTTTCTCTGGAAGTATTTCTGGTCTTATACTATTAAAAAAATTAACTACGTATCTAAAATGTAAGCTACAATCTGATTTATTATCAAAAAAAGTAAATGGTTCCGCTATAAAGCATTCGTTATTTGGTTCAAGTGTGTAAGATATATCATTTTCATTGATATTAAAATAATTTAAGAAAAGTGTTTTAAATTGTTTACATATATGTAAGTGTAATTTTATATTAGAATAAATACACTTAATCTTTTTAAATATTGGAATAAGAATCGCACCTTCTATAATCCAATGTGCAAATGCTTCTTGACCGTGCTGTGCCGATATTTCAAATAAAAAATATTGGTGTTCCGAATTAACTATATTGTTATCAGATATTATAGCATATCCTTTGTTATAATATTTGTAACTTATAACATTTTTTAAATTATATATATTCACTTCGTCAATTTTCTCTACTGGAGAAATATTATCATCAGAATTATTTATTGTGATGTTCATTATTTTAATATATATATTTAATTTTATAAATCAAAGATAGATTGAAAGTACTTTTAATAGAATATTAATTGTGCCAAGTATGCCAATAAAATTTGTAATTTAACTTAAAAACTTAAAAGAAATTATATAATTATGAAAATTTGTCTAGGCTTCTATGGTTTTATTAGAACAAATATTACACATGAAAATGTTACTTTATTTTTAAACACATTGCCATCAAATAGTGTTATTGATATATATATATATACACCAAATAGGATAAATGAATTTGATAGTGAAACAATAACAAAAAATGTAATTATTGAATATACAAATACATTTAAAAATATACCACAAATTAAAAATATATTTATAGAATTTTATGAATATGATCCTAGTATTTTTATATTAAAATCACAAGAATATAACCTACCATTCAAAAATGTATATAATAATATATATCCATTTAGAATATTGTCATTGCATTATTCAATGTCAATGTTATGTGGTTTTATTAAAGATAATGGTATTTTATATGATACTAACATTATTACAAGGTTTGATATATTTTCATCTATAAAATCTTTTGGAAATTGCCTTCATGTGATGACAGACAGTATTGCATATATTTGGAGAACTATTCCATATGAAAGTAAAGATGATGCAGAAGATAGAATTATTATTGGTTCTTATAGTCTAATAAATGCAATTTCACATTTATACAACAGTATATACAATATATATCACACAGACCCATCTAATTTTACAAGTGAAAAAATAATAGGATCATATCTGAAATTGTTTAAAGATATAGTTTTGTTGAACCAATCAAACATTAATATTGGATTGTCACCTACTCTAAACGATAAATATACAAATGAATTTGAAAATAAATGCTATAACTTGTTGGCAATGTATAATATTACATATGTTAAAAAGGTGTAAATCTATCTATCCATTCTGTAAATGATAACTTTATACCGCTTTCCACATGTTTCTTTTGATCAATATCTAACATTTTTCTTAATATAGTTGAAATTTTATATGTATATACATCAGTTATTGTATGATGAAACTCTTTTTTGAACAATAATAGAAAGTCTTTCCATACTATTTTTTTATCATTATTGTGCACATCTTGTAGGTTATATTTATAAATGGTTATTAAATCTGTAAATAACACTATATCAGAATCATTTATTTCTACCATTTGGGTTTTCATTTCCTCTATGAGATTAACAGATTTCATTGTCTATACCTTTTCTCTTGAAATTTGTTTCATAAATCAATTTATATGGTCTATAATAATACTTTGTGAGTATTATTACAATATGCTACTATTTTCATTCTAGAAATAGAAACTCGCAATTTAAACGTTTTATTAATTCTTCTTTAATAAAAATTCTTAATTCATTTTCATTCTAATAACTTAGATTGTGTGGAATTATCAATACATGTATTCAGGGACTTCTAGTTGCTTTTGCGCTTTGGATATGACAGCTGGTGATTTGTATTGACCAAGTAGACAGTATATAGGATCTGGCATATTTCTAAAATAATCTTACAAAAGTGCGTATCTATATGCCAAAGGGTGGCTTCAGGGTGAAGATATTCATTGGCTGGGCGTCTGTTTAGTGGCAGATTTCTAGATAATTATATACGGAAATAGTTATTTCAATATGCATAACTACATATATATGTAATTTTTACAGTAGTAAGTCATATGATGTAGTGGAAATATTATATAAATAAATAAATTTATTTATATAAATGAATATTGAAAATATTGCTTTTGTTATTCCTATTCACCCCCCTCATTATCATTTTATATATAATTTTATTAATAAATTAAAAATAAATAATATTCAAATTAATATTTATCTAGTATTTTCAAATGATGCCGATTATGATCAATTTACTATGAAAAATGAAATAAACCCAATTATATGCAGCCCTTTTAAAACAAACTCAATCGTTACATATAAAAAATTTTTTGGATTGAAACATCTTGCAAATTCTAATTATGATTATATTATTTGTTGTGATAGTGAAATAGATATTTTATGTCCATATTTTACAAATGAAAATATTAATAATAAAATCAAACAAATATTTGATAATAAACAAATATATGCAGGTGATTGTAATAATTCGTATACAATAGATGTTACTAAAACATGTGCATTAATATATCCTGAAAATTATGAATATCTTAAACAAATAACAAATGATTTTATGTTGTATTTTTGGTGGAGTGATTTACCTGTATATAGAAGAGAAGATATAGCACCATTTTTTAATATAATTAATTATGATAATATTGTGTCAACTCAATTTGATTATATTATTTATCAATACTATTTGATACTATATCATGATTTTAAAATAATAAATACTACATCTATCACACAATTAAATTGGTCTTTAGAATTATTATTAACAAATAATATTGATATATTAAACGGATTAGTTGATATTAAATATGGATTTAGCTGGATTACTAAAGATTTTTATAATTTAAATTCAACATTTATAGAATCTCAAAAGGGTTTTTTAATTTATCACTTGGATAGATATTTTTCCTAAAAAGAACATAAAATCGATTGTCTTATTTGGCTATTTAAAGAGCCAATGAGAATCTATGATCTCAAACACATCCGAGGCATCCCCTATTACCTTGATACAAAAAAATCAGGCAGCAACTGCACGTCAAACCAAACCAAACAAAGTATGATTTTCTTGACATTTCCATTCCATAGAAATGAACGTTAATATATTGCGGACAAAGTAGCAGGCCAAGACCGATGACTTTCTTTTTTACATTTCCATAAACATTTACCACCTCTGCTAATAGCCAAATCTTGACATTCTTTCAAACTTAGCATTTTATAAAATTATTATAATCAAATAATTTTATTTCAATTTTAAAAAAAGTTTATAATAATACTTTTGTGAGTATTATTACAATATGCTACTATTTTCATTCTAGAAATAGAAACTTGCAATTTAAACGTTTTATTAATTCTTCTTTGATAAAAATTCTTAACTCATTTTCATTCCGATAACTTAGAGTGGGTGGAATTATCAATACATCTATATTATGTTTTTTACACAATTCTAATTTTAATTTATCACGTTCTTGTTGTCTTTCAAAATCTCCTTCGTTTCTATGAAAAAAAGGAATATATTCATCGTGTTGAATTCCTTGATACTCAAATCCAAAGTTTAGATCTTCACAAAAACCGTCTAACTCTAAATTATAACCTGAAGCACTGTTTTTTAACCAATTTGGTCTAATACTTGCAAATGATAAACCAGTATATTCTTTTAATATTTCTCTGCATATTTTTTCTGAACGACTCTTAGAACAATAAGGACACCAAGAACAACGCTGTTTAACACTATTAAAAACAGCAAACCAAGTATGATCTTCTTTACATTTCCATTCCATATAAGTTTCATTATTTTTATATTCTGTTGATAAACATTTACCACCTTTGCTAATAGCTAATTCTTGACATTCTTCCAAAGTTAATTTATTATTTCCTGCACAATGCGGGCACCATTTGTCTCGCTTAATACTACTAAAAGTAGCAGACCAAGACGGATGACTTTCTTCTTTACATTTCCATTCCATAGAAATAAGAGCGCCAACATATTTTGTTGATAAACATTTACCGCCTTTACTAATAGCCAAGTCTTGGCATTCTTCCAAAGTTAATTTAGCTTTTCCTGCACAAGTAGGACACCAAGAGTTCGCGTACTTAACACTACTAAAAGTTGCAGACCAAGGCGGATGGCTTTCTTCTTTACATTTCCATTCCATAGAAATATGAGCGTTAATATATTCTGTTGATAAACATTTACCATCTCTGCTAATAGCTAATTCTTGGCATTCTTCCAAAGTTAATTTATTATTTCCTGCACAATGCGGGCACCATTTGCCTTTTTTAACATTATTAAAAGTAGCAGGCCAAGACGGATGATTTTCTTCTTTACATTTCCATTCCATATAAGTTTGAGTGTTAATATATTCTGTTGATAAACATTTACCGCCTTTACTAATAGCCAAGTCTTGGCATTCTTTCAAAATTAACATTTTCATTTTACAAATAATTAAAATTAAATGTTGATTATTTCACTTTTATTTTTTGTTCTTTGCTAAACGACGTTTTTTTGCAACCGCTTCTTCCTGTTCAATTTCTTGAAGCCACTTTTTGTAGGCATTTTCAAACTGAGTAAGTTCTTCCAGCCATATATCCTTTTCACTCTTAGCCCTTAATCCCTCCAATTTTTCTTTCAAAGACATAATATCCTTATTAAGTTCTTTAATCTTATCAGCAGTAAAGGTTCTAACTTGCATGCGAAGTAAATAATCATAACCTCCTTCACCTTCATTTTTCTTTGGATCTTCGTCATAAGTTCTTTCTTTTAACACACTAATTATGTCACTTTCATTTTCATTCATAATATTTATAGTCTTACTTACAACTTCTGATACAAAACGCTCCTTATTTCCAAGATATCTAATCTCTTTCTCTAGTGCATCAAGCTGATGTCTTTTTCTCTTTACATAATAGTCAAATCTAACTCTGCAAAAATTGTCTAAAATTGAGTCTACAGTGTCATGTTTCTTTATCTGTAATTTTTCATTGAACATTACCATATTGGATGTGTAAAGATAGCTGTGTAGCTTTAAACTGTCCAAATCGCATCTAAAATCATCTCCTTCTGTGAGTACAAAATGAACTTTTTTTGTTGATGAATAATTTGATACAGTCTTGAGTTTCTTATCTGCTTTTAAATCTTCACACAATTCTGCAAAATTAGAAGTCCACATAGAAACAGGTAATTCTTTAATTTCAATAGTACCCTTCTTTCCTTCCTCAACAATTCCATATGAAATAAACCTATTTTCCCCATTCTTCTCTATATCTCCTATAAATCCGCGATACCAAGGTTTGAATTCAGGAAACATGCTAACAATACTTGTCGGATCATCAGGATCAGTCACCAAAACTTCTCCATCATTTTCCAACCAAATTTTAATTGCTTCTATCATGTCAAGAGGATTATAACAGGGAACTTTACACGAAAAACCAGTTCCTATTCCAGCAGAACATCCATTGATTAACATCATAGGAAGAATTGGTACATAAAATTCTGGCTCAATAAAATTTCCATTATCATCTCGTACATTTTTTAGAATAGGTTCATCTTCTTCTCTAAAAATTAGTTCTGTAAGTGCATCCATTTTTGTAAAAATATACCTACCATTTGCCGAGTCTTGACCCCCTTCGAGCCTGGTTCCGAACATACCATCGCGATACAGAAGAGGTATATTATTTGATCCTGGAAATTCTTGTGCCATTCCAATAATAGTTTCAAGCAAATTATTCTCTCCGTGATGATAATCTGAATGTTCAGCAGTGTATCCAGCTAATTGCGCTACTTTAAGACTTTTTCCAGAGTACTTCAAATTTCTTTTCTTTACAGCATATAGAATTTTTCGTTGTGATTCTTTCAAACCATCAATTCCGTTTGGAATGCTTCTAGCGCAATCAGCATGTGAGAATTTGATGAGTTCTCCGTTAATAAAATTTGTAATACTCATTGATGTTGTCTTTCCTTGATCATCAAGAGAGAAAGTATAAAATTCAGGATTATATTGTTCAAGCCAAATTTTTCTCGCATCTGCACTTTTCTTGTGAAATGCTTTCACCATACTTGATAAGGATTGATCATCGTTGACAAATTCTACCATTTTCAAACCAAAAGTATCTGGAACATCTTCAGCTTTTGTAGTACCAAGTCCCTTGTAATACTTGACGTTCAATTTACTTGTTTGTTCACCAAGAAAATTATGAAATCTGCGTTCATCATAAAATAACAAGTCACCAGTCTTTTTAATTACACGAGCAATTGGCGTTTTCATACTTACAATAAACGGTTGATCTCTTTGCAAAAGGGTCGGATAGAGAGAATGGAAGAAGTTAAGGATGAGCCCTTCAATATGCACTCCATCAACATCTGCATCTGCAACTATTGATACTCTTCCGTATGCAAGTTTCTTAAAATTGCTTTCATCTTTGTAATCTACACCTAGTTTCAACTCAAGAGAGTGAATTAAAGAACAAATAACTTTGTTTGCTGAAATAGTTGCAACTGGCTTGTCTCTAACATTTAACAACTTTCCTCTAACTGGTAATATACCATTCCAGTCACGACCAGATTTTCCATACAGACCTTCTTCAATTCCTGCAACAACATATGTTTTTGCCGAAAGACCTTCTGTTATAAAAAGAGTACAATTTATACTGTCTTTAGTACCTGACTTGTTTGCGCGATCGTATCCTTCAATTTTTGTTTTTTTAGAAACTTTTTCGGCTTTCTTAAGTACTACTAGTTCTTTTGCACGAATAATATCTTCTATATTATCCATAATTGACCATTTAAAAATTTCTGCGATATGCGTTTTCTTAACAACCGCATCTACAGCAGGAGATTCTAATTTATTTTTGTCTTGTCCATCAAACTCTGGTCTAACGACTGTAGATACGACAAACAAACGAAAAAACTGACGAACATCAGTAATATTAATTTTAGGTATTTTACTCTTTGCATTTTTTTCGTTAAATTTATCTACGATTGGTCTGAATAATGCTTCCGCCCAAGAGTCTACATGCTGCCCACCTAAACGAGTGTACACACCATTAACAAAAGAAATTGTTTGATATTCTTTTGCTGGTGTAATCAAGACTTCTGCATCTTTTATCTTAATAAGAAGAGACTCATCTGTAGGAGTATTGTAAAGCGCAGAGTATTGAGTAAGAGTCTTTATTGGAATAAGTTCATCGTTAAAATATACTTCTACTTTAGACAACATTGATGAATCTATAATGTATCTCGAATACAAAGAAATGATATCTTTTGTATAACTTTTTATAGAAAAATGTTCAAAGTCAGGAACCCAAGATACTTCTGTGTAACCTAGTTTACCATTTGTTTCTTTAGTAATTTCTGGACCAGATGTATCTCTCATATTTCTAGTCCATGTCTGGCAAAGTGTTTTTTTGGATTTTGGATCAAAACCTTTTACTGTAAATTTTTTTGAAAAAACATTTGTTAACTTGATACCAAGACCATTACGACCAGATACAACACGTTCTTCCTCGTCTTGATAATTTGACCCAGTTAAAAGTTGCCCAAAGATCATGCTGTGATTGTAACAATCTTGTTCTGTATCTTTTTCAATAGGTACAATATCACCGTCATTCCAGATTGAAGTCTCTCCTGAAACTGTATTGAGAGATACTTTAATCATAGTGCACGGAGTTTTTGTTTTACGACTTCTTTCTACATTATCGATAGCATTTGAAAGTGCTTCGACAAATATACGAAGTATAGCAGGAGAAGTCATAATTTCTTTTTGGTAAATTTGCCAGCCATTTTCTGTTTTATCGGCTACAAACTCCATTATATTACGTGGACGTGTTGAACCAACATACATATCAGGGCGAAGAAGAATATGTTCAATCTGATCTTTTTTTTGATAGCGTTTCTCATTCTTTGGAGGCATTGTTTATTTAATATTAAAAGTTGTTCTTTTTAATATCAATTTTATTTTTTCAAAATACAATAATAATACCTAATAATAAAATGAATCAAAATGTAAAAAGGATTCTAATAATTGTTGCAGTATTGTGTTACTTTTTTGGAATTGTCTTTGCTATAAAATATTTTAACTTTTCAAAAGAAACCAGTACAATTATTAGTATTATTGTATTCTCAATAGTTATACTTTTAGAAATTTTTGTTAAAGACCCAAAAGAAAATTATAATAACACTGACGAGAAACAAAAAGTTTCTAAATATTCATCATTATCTAGATATTATTAAGAGTTTATAAAATTAATTGATTTTTGTTAATTTTTACAAATTAACAAAATAATTATATAGTAACAATTGGAAATTAATTAAATATTTAACAATACAGTAAAAAGTGAAGAATCATTTACTTTATATCCAAGAATTTGTATATCATATGTATTTGATTTTCCACTTATCTTATATGGTATAATGTCTTCAGAGTTGATATAACGATAAAGAGTAAATTTAAATTTTTTTTGTGTATTTTCTGTAGCGTGTTCACCAATGTTAAATTTAGATTCTATCCAAATTTTACCAATTTCTATTGCTTTTTGCAGAGTATTTGTGTTTTGAGCTAAAAATATCTTTTCGTCTTTAACCAATTGATTTTGGAAAAAATAAGGAGTGTTAAGTTTTAACTGTACTGAATCATTAATATTGTACGTAATCTTTTTTTCTTGAATCCACTTTTCTACAGAATCATCACCATATAACACAACCTGGTGTGGATATTCCTCAAAATCGGTAACATCAACATAAAAATTTTCAATAGTTTTTCGTTGATAATAAGACTCTATTTTTTTACGAGAACGGCGTAACCAAACTCTTAAAGTGTACAAAAGACGCTTGAGTGTTTCTTCTGATTTAATTACCAACTTTTCTTTGTTCATAACACCACTTTTTAAATCAAAACTTCTGCTAACTTTTCCGTATTCAAAGTCTGGGTCTATTTTTATTTTGTTAGCTGCAAAATTGTTAATAACATCATTATCATTATATTCAAAAATTTGTTCTTCTTGTAAATAGTTTGAAAAAAGCCAAAACATATATTCTGTAATATAACGAGCTAATTTTCTGTATTTATTGTGATTTTCAAAAGCAGATTCTTTAACTGTAGGATAGCTAACACTTTCTAAAGATATTGGAATACCATCAATAGGCTCTGTATCATTAACAGGTATTGTTATTTTTACATTACCAATCATACCGCTAATTTCTTTTAATTTTTTATGTAATACACATTGTTCAGTCCATTCAATTTGAAGTTCTTTTGACAATTTCATCGCTAGTTTCTTGTTAATTTTTGTAGCAACCCATTCTTTTAATTCTGGAAGTACAAAAGGTTGCATTGGTTCTGTCAACATTGTTCCTATATGATCTTCAAATTTAAATCGTAGCATTCTGCATTTACCATAAGAGTCTATTCCTTGCTCAAAAAACTCAACAGATGAGCTTAACTTAAATTCAGTTTCAGGAATTTTAATGTTAAGAGCATATGATTCGCGCATAGTATTGTAAATTATGCGTATTCCTTTTGCAATTTTAGAATTATATGTTGCGTAAAAACTCACATCATGTTTATCTTTTTTGGCCCATTTTAGAATTAATTCACAGTGTGGTCCATCAACATATTTTCCTTTATCTGCTGCACTGCCAGTATGTTCATATATGAAAATACATTTGGTTTTTCTTTTATTTTTATAATACGTTTGAAGGTGTCTAGGAATAAGAAGATTTGCATTATTCATAATACCGTTTCTCTTAAAAACAAAAATATTACAGTTAAAATGTTGCTCGAGCAGAGATGTAAACATATTAGGATCCATATAATAATCTGAATTTTGAATAGATTTAATAATGTCTTCTGTCTTAAAATCATACATTTCTTGTCTGCAAGATGCAGCATTTGCCGGGTTAGCTAGCTTATCTCTTACCATGGCTAGATGCTCGTTTACAGCGTCTGCGAGTAATTCAGTTCTTATTTTAAAACTATCTGTGTCCTCATACAATGCTTCCATTACGCATTCTAAAAAAGAACTTTTTCCATCATGAACTCCTTTTCTGACATATATATGTTCTTCACTGTAATCAAATATTTCAAATATTTTTTGTATGTTTTCCGGAAGATATCCAAAATTATTTTTAGGAGCAAATTTATTTGTTACTATAAACTCTTGCTGATCGCTTATGCCTTTGTCTTCTAAATCTTCTCCATAATAATAATGTCTAAAAATTCCACCTTTTTTTTCTTCTGGATTTTTCTTATAACAACACGGCAAGTACGGAAATATATTACTATTTTCAAGTGAATTTTCGCGCAGACCAGGATATTGAGCATTTGTGTACTCGCATATATAATTACGTGGAAAATAACCATGTACTTCTTCTTTTGGATACCTCATTATATTTTTACCTTCTTTTATAGCATTTTTTAATGATAAAGTGTCATTGTCATCTATAATTGTGGGTTGATGTTGACATTTTTGGGGATATCCTTTTACAAACATTTCAGGAGCAATATTTTTTATTGATTTTTTTTCAGAAATAACTACTGTTTTTTTCTTCTTTATACTTCCAAAACTAGGAATAAATTTTTTGTAAAAAGCAACTATTTCATCATAACTTTCATAGTATATATTCATTAATTTAGCAAAAAGTTCTTGAAAATCAGCTACTACTTTTAAATTTTCAGCTGATACAATTTTAACTCTAAGATAAGAAGAACCAAATTTAAAATCTCCATTTACATCTTTTCCTCTCAACATTGGATCATTTCTTTCGGATATTTTTTCTGTTAAATTAGCGGTTATATTACCAATAGATGGATTATGAAAATGAATGTACAAACTTTCTTTTTTATTGCTTGCTTTTTCACTATCATCTACAGACATCATAGAAGAAAATAATGGATTATTCATAATAAGTTCAGATAAAACGTATTTATCCATAGTTCTTTTAGGAAAATAGAAAGAACCATTAACACGATTTTCTTTTATATTAACAGGTAATGGATCTCCTAAACCAGTGATACACGAAAGAAAACGATTAATTAAATCTTCACGAGACAAAAAATTTCCAGAAGTTAATAGAGACATGCTTACATTTGCAACTTCTTTTCCTGTTTCTCCAGTCACAGAAAGAAACGCATTAGTGTAATCTTTGTCTTGTACTCCATTTAAATCCTTTTTTTGTACAACTTTAAAAATAATATCAGTTTCATTAGAAATATTCCAAGATTCTAAGGGAGTAAAATTTTTTACAATTTTAAAAAAATTATTAATACACGCAAACGGAACTTCATCAGATAATTTAATATGATTAAAAAATTCCATAATAGTAATAGATTCACCTAAATTAATATCAAAATCAAATTCTACATGTTCTAATTCAAAAGAAGTATATTTGCATGCTTGAGTAACTTCAAATGAATTAAACATTTCTTCTTGTTTAGCAGTTTTAACTGCAATAGATTTAATAAGATCATTAATACTTTTCTTAGTGTCTGCGCGATTTTGCCAAATTTTTACCAAATCAGCGTGAGATGTACCACCTTCTTCTTTCTTAATAAGTTTATTCTCTTCTATTTGTTGGCTTATAGATAAAAGCAGACTACCTTCATTACCAGGTCCTACAATAGCAAAAGATTTATTGAATACTATATATGGAATAAGAATATCATCTAATAATTTTAAATTTTTTTGTATTTTTCCTTTCAAAGTATTTAAAAATTCAATAAAGTTTGTATCATCAACTTTTTTAATTATTTGTAAAAGATCTTCCACAACTATATTCTTGTCCTTTTCTCTAAATTGTAGTATATCAGGAACTCCATCTTGAAAATAAAGATATTTTGGTATTGTTTTCATTACGGCTGCTAAACGATTAACAGCGCTTTTTTGCGTGTCTAAATCATAAACAACAAATTCGAAAATTTTAGTTCCATCATTGATGAGCACCATTTTAATGTAAGTAAATATTTTGTTGCTAAATAGAAAAATATGAACGATATACCTTTATATAATCTTTACTATCTAGTCAGAAGTGATTTTGACAATAATGGCGACTTGACTAATAAAGATGTTCCAAAAAATATACCAGTTTTGATTATGATGCAATCATCTAAATGTCCTTATTGCGTGGAAGCAAAACCAGAATTTCAAAAATTTATTAACAAAACAAATAAAAACAATGTATTTTGCGCAACTATACAAACAAATGGTTATAAAGAAAAAGAGGAAGAAATTAAACTAGGAAGTCATATGCAAAACATTATTCCTAAGCACAAAGGAGTTCCTGAATATCTTTTGTACTTTAACACCAAATTAATAGCAAAAAAAGATACTCCTGGTCGTTCTGCCGAAGATTTGACACAATTTTGGAAAAGTTATTTTTAGTAATTGAATACTAAGTTATATTAAGTTAAAGTTATATTTACAATTTGTTAATATAACTTAAAGTTGTAAAGTTTATTTTTAAAAATGCCTTTAATTTTTAAATGTAAGACGCAAGAAGCGTATCAGACAAAAATTCTTGCAGAACTTTTGACAAATAATTTGAAACATGGTTGTTTTGATATAAATGAAGATGGTATCACACTTAGAATGTTTGATCAACCTAGAAAAACCTTGGTAGATCTTAATCTACAGTCTGAAAATTTTGCTTTGTATAAATTTAAATCAGAAGAAAAATTTTCTCTAGGTCTGAACCTCAATCATTTTCATAAGATGTTAAAAAGTATTAAAAAGAAAGATTCTTTGCAACTTTTTATCAATTCCGAAAATCCAAACGAGCTTGGAATAAAAACTATTCCAAAAGAAAATTCTCGTATTACTACATCAGGAATTAAAATTCAAAATATTCAAAATGTAGATGCAGATGTTCCACTAGGATACGGAAAGCCTGTCATTGTTCCTTCACCTGACTTTCAAAAAATGTGCAAAGAACTGAGCAGTATTGGAAGCACAAATATTCGTGTAAAAGCACGTGGATTTCATATTGATTTTATAGCGGATGCTGATGGTATTTTAAAACGTAAAGTTCGTCTTGGAGAAAGCGACGATTCAGAAGATGAAGATTTTGGTGTAAGGCAAGATATTTCGTATGATGCTACATTTACTACAGATCAATTTACTCGTATTAACAAAATTTCTGGTCTTGGATCTACAATGCAAATTTTTTCAGGTTCTAACGATCTTCCATTGCTTTTTCGCTCATGCGTGGGAAGTTTAGGAAAAATTTCTATTTACATCAAGTCTAAAGAACTTTTAGATAAAGAAATGAATATTTCTGAGTCTGATAGTGAAAACGAATAATTTAAATTAAACCAGAAACAGCTTTATTAAATGCTATTACGCGCCCAAATGCTAAAAATGGAATAATAAACATACGAGCAGAATGATCTGGAATGGTTGCAATAATTGATAGACCAAGTAAAAGCCCGATACTGCTTCCTAAAGTATTAAACACTGATATTTTTGCATATATTTCTCCAATATTACCATCTATTCCAAGTTCTTGAATGCATTTAGCATTAATAGCACCAAATCCAATAAAAGAAATGTTAATAAAAATGTTTGAAACTCCTGCTATAGGCAAAAAATGAGCAGAAACCATAGGTGTAGCACATAAAGAAGTATAAGCAAATTGTTGCAAAATATTAGAATAAAACAAAAAACGGTGAGGATTTTTATCAGACTCTTTTCCCATTTTAGCCATATATGCTAAACCTCCGATCTGACCTATAATATCTTTACCAATATAATTTGCGGTTCTAAGCTCATCCGGACAATTGTCGATTGCGTTCAGCATACTATGAGTTGACATGGCGCTTTCAGCAGAAACTAAAACATTTGAAACAAATGACCACCCAACATATTGCGTATATTTTGGGTGAATTTTACCAGATGGAAAAAATAGAGAACGTAATCTGTTCATTTTTATATTTTTATTTTTTTTACAGAATAACTCAAATTCAAAAATTAAATAGCGTGAATGATTTAATTTTTGTATCAAAATCTTTACTTAATGTAAATGGATTTTAATCTATTATTAATAGCTGGAGCAAGTGCTTTTTCCTTTTCTTTTGTTGTTTTTTCTTGGTTTATTTTGAGTAATAAAAGACAAGAAACAACAATTTTGTGCGACAAAAATACATCAACCTGTAATTGCAAAGAAAAATATTGCGGATATTGCGGAGTTAAACAATGCAAATGTTCTTATTCTACATGTATGTGCAAAGAATCATCGACTCCTTCTAAAACATTATCATCTCGAATAAAAAACTTTTTATATAGACCTATACGTTTAAAGTTTATTTTTTTGAAAAGTTTGCATTTTCCAACCACACGGCTTAATTTTTTTGCTTTAATATTACGTCCTCTTATTGATCGTTTAAAACTAACAATAAAAAACAAACAAGAGACTAAACAAATGAAAGCAGAAGCAAGTTTACATAAACTAGCGTGTTCTTTATGGGATCAAGGTAAATACGCAGAAGCGGAAAGAATAAATCTAGAAATTCTTAACGTTAGAAGACTTGTATTTGGAGACAAAAAATAATTATAAAGGAGCGCTTGG